TATAATAGATACAAGCAATCATGTTGATAATACAAGCAATTTGATATCAGCTAATCTAAATCTTGCTATTTTTGATACCAGCAATCATGTTGATAATACAAGCAATCTTATATCAGCCAATCTAAATACTGCTATTATTGATACAAGCAATCATGTTGATACAACAAGTAATCTTATATCAGCCAATCTAAATAATGCTATAATAGATACAAGCAATCATGTTGATACAACAAGTAATCTTATATCAGCCAATCTAAATAATGCTATTTTTGATACAAGCAATCATGTTGATACAACAAGCAATATTATATCAGCTAATCTAAATAATGCTATAATAGATACAAGCAATCACGTTGATACAACAAGCAATATCATATCTGCAAATCTAAATAATGCTATTTTTGATACCAGCAATTATGTTGATACCACAAGTAACTTGATATCTTCTAATCTAAATAATGCTATCCTTGAAACAAGCAATTATGTTTCTAATACAAGCAATTTTATAGCAACCGATCTAATTAATGCAATTAAAAACACAAGTAACTATGTTGGTAGAAAATTTGAATTCACAGAAGGAATGGTTGTTCAAACAAAGCATAAAACGTATACTAAAATGGAAATACGTGATGGAAACGAGTGGGAGCCCATAAATAATAATATAGCTAATGGATTTATAATATCAATAAAACCTGCTGATACAACTTCTAAAATCCTTGTATCCACGACATGTCACATAGGTATGGAATATTCATCCGATTCAAGATGGTGGGGCTTAAAGTTGTATAGAAAGATAGGTACTGGTAGTTGGACAGAGCTGTCTAACGCTAATGGTACAAAAACAGGATTTGGTTCTGATAGTACAAGTGGTACGGGATGTTGGATATCTCATAATTTAGGTGCTGAATCAAGCATATACTCGCATTCTATTACAAATGTATCAGGTTCTTATGAAGATGAACCACAAACATTAGAAACTGTATATTATACTATATACTGGAAAAATAAAGTTGGTGAATTAAATAGCGGATTGCTCTACTTAAATAGGTCAGAAAATATGGATACTACTAATTATCCAGCTCCTTCTTCAAGTCTAACAGCTGTTGAAATTTGGAATACTGGAAGTCCTTATGTACCACTTGAAGGTTCAGCGATATTACTACATGGAGACAAAGTAGGTATAGGTATAGCTCCGACACCAGAAAATATTCATAAGGTAACAGTAAATGGAAATATTAATTTATTAAATGGAACTTATAATATTGATGGTAAAGATGTTATTCAAGATACCAGCAATCACGTTGATACAACAAGCAATATTATATCAGCCAATCTAAATAATGCTATAATAGATACAAGCAATCACGTTGATACAACAAGTAATCTTATATCAGCCAATCTAAATAATGCTATAATAGATACAAGCAATCATGTTGATACAACAAGTAATCTTATATCAGCCAATCTAAATAATGCTATAATAGATACAAGTAATCATGTTGATACAACAAGTAATCTTATATCAGCCAATCTAAATAATGCTATTTTTGATACAAGCAACTATGTATTACAAACTAAATTTGAATTCTCACAAGGTATGGTTATACAAACAAAACACAATACTTACACTGATATGGAAATTCGCGACGGGAACGATTGGGAACCAGTTAATAATAGTATATCTAATGGTTTTATAATATCCATAAAACCATCTGATATAACATCGAAAATTCTAGTATCTATGACTTGTCATATTGGTATGGAATATTCAACAGATTCAAGATGGTGGGGATTAAAATTATATAGAAAGATAGGTAATGGCAGTTGGAATGAATTATCAGGAGCGAATGGTACAAAAACGGGTTTTGGATCAGACAGTGTAAATGGTTCTGGCTGTTGGATATCTCATAATTTGGGCGCTGAATCAAGTATATATTCTCATTCTATAACAAATGTTTCAGGTTCTTATCAAGATGAGCCACAAACACTAGATACAGTATATTACACTATATATTGGAAAAATAAGGTTGGTGAATTGAATAGTGGTCTATTATATTTAAATAGGTCTGAAAATATGTATAATATTAATTATCCCGCACCTTCATCCAGTTGGACAGCTGTGGAAATATGGAATAAGGGTAATTCTTATGAACCACCATCACAAAGTAATCAAATACAAATTAATACAGAATATAATAGTGTTGGTATAAATACATCGCCTTCTACTAATTCACACAAATTAACAGTAAATGGTAATATTAATTTATTAAACGGAACATATAATATTAATGGGCAAAATGTAATGCAAGATTCATCTAATTATACTCAAAATACATCTAATACATTAATAAACAAAATTAATGATTTATTAGCGAGGATAGAGATATTAGAAAACGCCTAATTTAATTGTATATAATTAATATAAGATATAAAATAGAGTGATATATAAAAGATGAATTATAATATATTGGATTTTGATTCATCTAATATTAAAATATTAAATGATATAGAAACAATATCTGGAAAAATCAAAGTAAATGGCGTTGATAAATTTCAAGAATTATCTAATTTTATTATATCAACATCAAATATTTTAAAAACAGAAGTTAATACTCTTAATAATACTATATTAGATACAAATTCTAAAATAAATCCAGATATATTACCAATATCTAGTGCAACTGAACTCGGTGCTGTTATAGTAGATGGAACTACAATTACAATTGATAGTGTTACAGGTAAAATTAGTGGTAGTCAATCAATAGATTTAAGTGATTATGCGACAACAGAATATGTAGATGGTATTTTGTCGGGATTAACTTTTAAAGACAATGTTTTAGTTGCTACAATTGGTAATTCATCATTATCTACATTAAATGATGTAGATGGTATTAGTATTATTACAGGTGATAGAATATTGGCATTTAGTCAAACATATGAAGCTGAAAATGGTATATATATAGCTACGAGTGGTTCATGGACAAGAGCAACAGATTTTAATACATCTGCAAATATAACAAGCGGATCATTTATATTTGTTGAAAATGGTAATGTAAATGGTAATTCTGGTTATGTTTGTAATATTAGTTCACCTATAAGTACTATTGGTACAGACCCAATTACATTTTCTAAATTTTCAAGTGCTGGTCAATTATACGCAGGTACTGGTATCATAAAAAATGGTAATACATTATCATTAAAAGCTAAAACAGGTGGTGGAATTGTAGTTGATAGTACAGGAACATCTGTTAATTTAAGTCATACAACAATAGCAGGTACTCTCCCTATTAGCAAAGGAGGTACGGGAGCAACAAATTTAAATAATTTAATAACATTGGGTACACATACAACAGGTAATTATGTTGAAAATATTACTTCTGGTAATGGTATTTCTATTACGGGCGCTAATGATGAAAAAGCAACAATAAATTTATCTATTAATGCAAAAGCTAATAGTGGATTGTCATTTGATACCGATAATAAACTAAAATTAGATTTGGCTGCTACAAATATATCTAGTATATTAGGGCAAACAAATGGCGGTACTGGTTCAACATCATTAAATACAGATATAATTACACAAGGTGCTAATAATAAGTTTATAGTTAATAATTTATATAATGATTCGTTAACAATTTCAGGTCATTTTTTACCATCACAAAATGAAGTATACGATTTGGGTTCGCCGACGCATAAATGGAAGTCCGTATATGTTGCTTCGGATACTATTCATATTGGAGATACACAGTTATCAGCGAGCCCAGATGGAGGTATTAAAATGTCTTCAATAAGTTTCACAGATAAAATAAATAAAATCACATCGAATGAATTAGATACATTAATTGGTATTAATAAAAATATTCAAGAACAAATAAATGAACTTAATTTAGATAATATTACGGATGGAACTTCTAATAAATATATAATAAACGATCAATATAATGGAACTATATCAGTAGCTTCAAATTTTAATGTTGGTAAATATTTTTCAACAGAAAATCCGAATGGTAATTTACATGTATATGGTGATATTACTATTGAAGGTGATATCAACACAGTAAGTCCTTTAATTACGCAATATCACAGACACTTATCAAATTATAATATTGGGTATACTGATATTACAAATGTTGATGATACTTCAAATAGGCCAAGTATTAAAATAGAACATAATGTTGGCTATTCAAATATTATGGAAATATCTTGCAAGGGAGATGATGGAGTATTTATAATAACATCTAATGGTAATATTGGTATAAATAAACTTGAACCAGCGGAAAAAATAGATATAGATGGGAATATTTTGTTTTCTGGAACTATAAATGGTATAACTTCCACGGAATTATCACATTTGAATAACATAGATTATAATATTAAAACAAAAATAGATTCTAATAATATTAATCAATCTAATTATATATTATCTACATCAAATATCATAAGCACTGATATCATTAGAATAGATAGTAATAGTTCAAATTATAATAAGAATTCCTCAAATATATTACAAGGATATGTTAATACATTAAGACAAGACACTTCAAATTATATCAATGTTATTAAAAATTTACAAAATAACCAAATATTTACAAATGATCTAATTTCAACATCAAACATAATTAGTAATAGAATAACAGATTTAAATGCTGATAATATTGCAAACGGTACTACAAATAAATATATAATAAACAACAGTTATACAGATGATTTAACCGTTTCTGGTGATTTTACCACAAATGGAATAAACACAACAATTAACTCCGCTTTATATTCATCAAATTTATTAAAAATAGTAAATGATTCAGCAAATACAGCTCTTAGCGTTAACCAGTATGACCCTATAAATGACGTATTTAATGCATCAAATTTAACAGATGAAATATTTAAAATTAAAAGTAATGGAAATATAGGTATCGGAACTAATCCTTCTAGAAAATTAGATGTAAATGGTGATATCAAATTTACAGGAAACCTATATCAGGGTGATAGTGAATTTATTACATCATATTGGTTAAAAGATGGAGATAATATATCTATTTCTAGCAACGTTATAATTACAGGCGATTTAACGGTATCTGGTACTATGGCAACATTAAATACGGATGTATATGCAACTGAGCAAGTTGATATACTTTATGATGGTTCCGATAGTGTAGCATTAAAAATTAAGCAAACAAACTCTACTGACAAAATATTAGTTGCTGAAAATAATACTCATGAAGTGTTTAGTATATCACAAAATGGAGACTTAAATTTTAAAGGAGGTATATACCAAGATGGGTCAGCTTTTCAAACATCATTTTGGGATAAAACTGATTCAAATTTACATTATACATCTGGATATATAGGCATAGGAACTAATAGCCCGGTGCAAAAATTACACGTAATTGGTCAAATTATAGCAACAAATAAAATCACATCTTTTTATTCAGACGAAAGGCTTAAAACTGATATAGAATTAATACCCGAACCTCTCAATATTATAGAACAACTAAATGGATTTTATTATAAAGCCAATAAATTAGCAGAGTCTTTCGGAATAGAAACTAATAAAAAAGAGATTGGCCTAAGTGCACAGGAAGTCAATAAAGTATTACCCGAGCTTGTAGATTTAGCCCCATTTGATACAATAAGAGACGAAAACGATAATATAGTATCTAAGTCGGGAGAAAATTATTTAACTATTTCATATGAAAGATTGATGCCAGTAATAGTAGAATCAATAAAAAAATTAAATAATGAAATAAAATTATTAAAAAAAGAAAATCAACATTTAAAAGAATGTATAAAAAAAATATCTTAATCAAAAGTTAACAAACATTTTGTTTTAGTTATATCGTGATTGATGTTATTATTAACTTTTTGTTTACATGAATTATTTTCAATCATTTTTTTATAAATAGTATCATAATTATTTACAGCATACGTGATTATGTTATTATTGAATATCCATCGAAAAAAATTAAGTTGACCAACCGTTGTTTCAATATAATCTGACTTATCTTCATTGATGAAAAAGGTAATTCTGTGATGTCTCCTAAATGAATCAAAGTTAAACTTACTATATGATTTTAACTGAGCGCGATAATCTTGATATAAATTAATTTTGCGAATATTTTTAATACACTCTTTTGAATCATCGGGGTAATCCTCATAAATGTTTTTATTATCATCAATCCAATAATATATATTATTACTTTTAGAATAATGAGTAACGAGCCACTCAATTATACGCAATGATAATTTATGATTTCCATTTATAATATTCTTTAATAAAGCCTTATATTTATGATTTTTATTATAAAAATCTGTTAATGATGATAATAATAGGTTTTGACCTAAATCACACATATCTTAAATATTAATTATTGCATATTCTTTAAGTAATAAAAAGTAATAAAAAAAAATAAAATTAAATTTAATATGTGGGTGAGGTGCCGATTTCTAAGGAATTCTGGCGTAAATCAGGTTCAATAGTACTTATTAACCATGGCCCTACAGCATTTTGGGGATTAGGTATTTCAGATCTTAATTGTAAATTAGCATTTCTTAAAGATTGACCCACAGTATTGACACCCACGTGATATCCAGCGGTTAAATAATTTTGATCACCGACATTTCCACCACCTGATGGATTTATGCGGGACCACTTACTATCAGCGGCATCCTTAGGTAATAAATCATCAGCGGTTAATCTATCTCTCGGATAGCATGATTGCATATTTTGCGAATCATCTTCTTGTACATCATAAGAAGCGAATTGTCCATCGCCTCCTTCGGAATTCATTAATGATCCAATATCTTGACCTTGCTGTAAGTTTTGATTAAAAACTTCATTGCCTCTCGAGTCTGAGGCGGCATAGTCGCCTATGCCAGCAGAAGCCATGGACGGATCACGTTGCATATTGTCAACATCAGCTACCGAACCTCTACTATTGGCAAATTTTTCATAATAAAAAGGCTCGGGAATATTTCCATTACCAGACATTCCGTTCATTCCCGTTGAACGAGGATTATTACATTTGGAATTATATGTTAATAATAATAGTAAAGATAAAAGCAGTAAAATTGCTATTGAAAACGATATAACTACACTTTTATTAGCACCCATATTTATTTATACTATATATATCTATCTATTATTTACAATAGATTATATTTAAATTATTTATAATAACCTATTTAGTTTTTCTTCCTGTAATATTAATAACTCATTGATATTACCTAAAATATTATTCATATCTTTTGTGTTTCTATCACCTTTATCTTTAAATTTATTAGCAATATTATAGTAATCGCTTTTATACTCTTCAATTATCTTATTATATTGGCTAATTTTTGATTTTGTGTTTTTATCTAATTTTTTTATTCTATAATCTATTTTTTCAATAATATCATCTATATAAAGCCATTCGTTGTTATCATTATGTAATTCCGTTACATCAAGCGACTTAATTAACCATTTATTTGACGTATATTCGCTATAAAAATATAGTCCCATATATTCTATCGATAAATTGATAATACTTTTTTTATAGTTTTTATTTTCTTTTAACATATTTATTAGTTTATCAACATCATTTATAGCATTATTATTGTAATTTAAATTATTAAAATCTTTATTTGTTAATATTACATTTATTGTTTTTGTCTGATTGCAAAAACTTTTAGTATATAACTCCTTGATATCAGATTCATCTATACTTTTATTAAACCACTTAGCTGATTGTTTTAATATATCATTTTCTATATTATTATCAATATTTATCAATTCATTTATAGTATCGTTATTCGTTTCATGTGATAAAAATAATATTAAACTATATCCTCTACCATTCAATAATTTTTTAATGCCTTTGATTTTAACATCCGTAATTGATAGTTTAATAATGTCCTTTGATAAGGATATAAATTTATTATCCTTTTTATACGGAGTTTTTAACATATATCTATCCTTTATAATTATGTTAAACACTTTTTTATATAGATATTTTACAAACAAAAATAATTAATTAATTTTATATGGAGTTCTATTTATTATATTGGCATTAGGTTTGCTATTTAAAAACATATCGGTTGGACAATGAGGTATTAATGCATCTTCTAAAATATGTTTAAATATATCTTCTGGTGTTTTACTTATTTGATTTTGTTCTAGTTTTGTCAACATATCTATGATTACTCTCATTATACTTTTAACTCGTTTTTCACATTGTTGTGAGGGCAAATCATAATAAATTCCCCAACCATAACTTTTTGATAAAAATGCGTTGATTATACGATAATAATCTCCGATAATTTTGTCCCCATGTTGTTTTAATTTAGCTGGCGTATTAATATTTTTAGATAAACCAAAATCATATATCATCATATTATATCCACACGCTTTCAAATAGTATTTTTTATTATTAAATTCATATTCATAATAACCTTTTTCATTATTCTTTTGGTATAAAAAGTTTCCGTAATGAGCATCATTATGAACATAACCTACTATGTTTTGAAATGTTCCGATAGATATAAATACTTGAAATAATAGATTACACATTAAATCAGCATTGCCAGCTACTTGGCGATCATTTACTAATGTTTTTAAATCCCCGTGCGCTAATTCATTAATTGAAACTAATTTTAACTTACTTGGCATATTTATTGTATCGCCTTTATGGTCAATTAGTAATTTATTTTTACATATAGCATGTTTATGAACAGCAGCAAAATGTTTAGATTTCTTGGTAATTAATAATGTGTCAGTTATTAGTCTCATCAAATTAATTTCTTGTAAATTATCATTTGATGCTTCCATGACTTTCGATATAATTGAATACCCCCCTAAACCTTCCTTTATATTTGAAAGATAAATGGTACCATATTCACTTTGTGTACCTATTTTTCTTACTAAATCAATGGTATTTTTGATAGTATATCCTTTTTTTCCATCTTTAAAAATCTTTGTTTCTAAACAATCATCATCACTTATGCTTTTTAAACGCAATTGTAAATATTTTGAAAACTTAACTCGGTTATCAAGTGTAAATTTATTTAAAATTAATTTATTTTTAAGAAAACGTTGAATACGATTTGCTTTTGAATTTTTCTTTGAAATGGAATTTCGCGATACTTCTATAAACGCAGGAGTTTTCGTTTCAGCTTTAATAACATCATTTAAGAAAACTTTTTTAGATATACTTTTAGGTTTTTTTGATAATTTTTTTACTTCTTCGGCTACCTTTGCTACCTTCACTACCTTCACTACCTTCGCTACCTTCGCTACCTTCGCTACCTTCGCTTTTTTTTTTAAAACAACAACAGGTACTCCCTGTATCTTTTTAACTTCATAATAGTCTTTTGATCCTTTCCTTGGAGAACACCATTTACTCTTACCTTGATTATATATTTTCAACGCGTCAGTATATTTCATTGTATTTACTACTATTATAATAGGAATTTATTACTTATTAAAAATATAACAAAAAAAATGTCTTTTTATACTGATGAGGATAATAAAGAAGACTATATAAATAGTGATGATGTAAATAATAATATAATAAATATATTAATAGAATATATCAAAGACGAACTATTGAAATCAAATATACGATATGAAATAGTTAAACCTATTCTAATTTATTTACTATATTATTTGATACCATTTATACTATTTATTATATTTATGAATTTTATATCAACAATAATAGCAATATGTATTGTATTTAAATATTTATTATAAAATAGAATGAATTATAAAAATTCAGGCGGAACAAATATAACTCCTTTGATATCATCAATGATATTGTTAAGCGCGAGATTATCTATGGATAAGAAAAAACTATTAACACAAAGTATTAAATTATCATCACGGGCTCCTAGAAAAATTCTAATAAATACCGTTAAAGTATTTCAACCAAAAGCTAAACCTAAGACAGCAAACAAAGCGAAACCTAAGACAGAACGTAAAGCGAAACCTAAGACAGAACGCAAAGCTAAACCTAAGACGGCAAGCAAAGCGAAACCCAAAACTGAACGTAAAGCTAAACCTAAGACAGCAAGCAAAGCGAAACCCAAAACTGAACGTAAAGCTAAAAAAATGAAAGGTGGTGGTAGCCAAGAATTCTTTGAATGATTAATATATCATACCTTTATTTTTATTAATATTGATTATAGAATCACTAATAAGCTTATTATTATTAGTTTCATTATTTTTATTATTTATAATATACCACCCTCTTTTATACACATTGGCATTTGTTTCAAAAGGTTCTCTATTAATTTTATATATTAGCCCTTTATTGTATATTATAATATTATCTTCTTGCATTTATTACATTATAAGTGCGAGATTTTATATCATTTTTTAATAATTTAATAATTAAAATATGGATGAAGAAATTATAGAAGAGTTCCGTGAATTATTTGATTTTGATAAAGCTAAAAAAAAAGTTATATTAGATAAAATTATTACAGACGATATAATAACTGGTGAAAAAATAGATATATCAAATGATGTATATAAAGATACCAATATTGATAAATGGGCTACTAAAATTCCTATTTTGGAAGGTAGTAAAATTTTAATTGATAAATTAATTAAACATCCTATAAATGACAGAGAATTATTAATACGGCGCCAAAATGCATGTGTAGACTATGATATTGATATTGAAATTTTAAAGGACTACGAGGAGGATATTTTATGGATTTATAAAATATCAGAAGAGATTAACGATAATTCATCAATAGAAATTTTATTCCCATCATCATTCATTATAAGTTATATAAATTATTTTGAATTTTTATTAGATTCATATCATATGTATAAAATATATTTTATACCTGTTACATCTATATTATATCCAGTGTCAACATTTTTTGCACCATATTTTTATTTAAAAAATTATATGAAACTGGATATAACTTTTTCTAGCTATATTAATACAATATATTATATAATATCTATTTTATTAAGAACAACGGGTAATTTCCGCCAAGATCTAACTAAATTCGTAACGCTATTTCTATATGTAGGTATTTATCTCTACAATATGTATCAAACATATGAAATAGCTGTATTTTTATACAATACAAAACACAAATTGCATGAAAAGATGGATGGATTAGTTAAATTTGTTAAACATTCCCTCAATATTACTAAAAATGTTTCTAAAACTGCATTAGACCCTTTTTTTGATATTGATAAAGGTTTCTATGACATTGATATAAATAACAGCATGACAGATATATATAAAATATGGAAGGATGAAAAATTAAAAACTCAGTTATCAGATTTACTTAAAACAATATATGGTATAGATGTTTTATATTCTATTAATAATTTATTACTATCAAACGATTGGTCTGTACCCGAATATAAGAATGATACGACTTTGTGGGCAGCTAAAAATCCAATATTAAATAACGAACAAATTAGTAATCCAATTAATTTAGATAAAAGCATAATAGTAACTGGACCTAATGCCGGTGGAAAAACAACATATGTTAAAACGATATTATCCAATGTTATATTAAGTCAGACTTTTGGTATAACATATAGTCTAAAATCCAATATGATAATATATGATACCATAAACTCATTTATGAGAGTATCTGATGAATTGGGAAATAAGTCTTATTTTGAAGCGGAAGCAGAATATTGTTTAAATATGATTAATAAGGCCAAGCTACTTAATGAAAATAGTGAAAAAGGGTTATTCTTAATGGATGAACCAATGCACTCGACACCGCCAACAGAGGGTATGGCAACCGCATATGCTGTTATAGAATATTTAAGTAAAATATCAGGTATATCTTTAATTATAACAACTCATTTTCATAAATTAGTAGAATTAGAAAAGATATATCCAAATAAATTTATAAATTTATCGGTTGACGCAATTCCAGAAGATAATGGATATTACTTTCCTTATAAAATTAGAAACGGACATTCATATTTGTGTATTGCAATTGAATTGCTAGATATTAAGGATTTCCCGAAAGAAATAATAGATAATGCGATTAAAATGAAAAACAAAATATGTTATAATTTTAATAAATAATGTATAGCTTCTTATTTAATCAAACTTATATAAGTATATTTGTTATTGCGCTACTAGTATTTTTATTGATGTTTTTATGGCGAAAATTAACCATTTTAGAAGGTAATTATTTCTTATTAGAAAAACGTGTAAATATAATTAAAAAAGAAAATAGGTCCGAACAACTATCTAAAAATTTAGAAAAATCCGATGCAATAATGAAAGAAGTATTCAAGAATAATATAAAAAGAAGTAATTGTGATAATAATGATACCGTGTGCAATATTCCTAAGAATATTGATGAAGATGATTATATTATGGATGATATTGAAAATAATATTGATATAACTATTATTGACGTATCTGAGGATGAGCCAATAAAAGTAGGCAAAGGCGACGAATGTGACGAATGTGACGATGACAATGAAAGCGGTGACGGCGAAGAAGGCGAAGAAGAAGAGCTGGTTTCACATATAGAAAATATAACTAAAACCAATGAATCTTCTAATATAGAATTAGCTGATAATAATGATAACTTATCAATAACGTCTGATATAACTTTCAATAATGAAGATGATAAGATATTGAGTAAAAAATATAAGGCAATGAATTTAGAAAAATTACGCGAAGAATGCAAGATTTATTCATTAAATAGCGAAGGTACAAAATCTACATTAATATCTCGTATTATTGATAATATTAAAAAGCAAAAATAAAAAATATTGTAATTGTATAGATAATTACAATAATGAGTTTTCATTCTACTACGGAACCAAAACCTCATTGTCCAATAAAAATGGCTGACGGAAGATCTTTTACTGATTATCGCCCAAGATGCATGGTAAATTCCGAATTAATGACTGATGTATCAAAAAATAATATGATAAAAAGTAGCTATGAAAGCAGAGTTTTTTTACAAGAGAATGCCGAAAAATTAATGGAACGCAATAGATTAAATGTTTTTGAACGCTTAGCTCCTTGCGCACCATGCAATAGACCATTTGAAGATCCGGGTACAATGTATCCGGAAAGATATGTTGTTAAATGCACTCCCACAAGCTGTGAAAAGATTGAAGTTAATAAATTTGGTCTTGGTACAAGCACCAGAGTACATCTATAAATTATTTTTAATTAAATCATAAATAATTCTATATATACATTATAGAGATATAATAATGATTTTTAATGATCAACATATAAACTTAAAAGTAACATATTATAAGGATTATTCCAAAATTAAACTTACCGGAAATGTTAAAAATCCTGGACAATACAAGAATATATTATTGATGGCTCCAAATCCTATTGATAGAATGTCAAATTACTCTGGTTCTGGTTTACCATTTCCTAATAACGAAATAGCGTTCGATAATACACCAAATAGAGTTGATATATCCGGTTCAGGTATTATAAATACTGATTTCGTATATCCCAATAGTTTTTATATGCCCGATGGTATAAATAAAATAGTATCTTCTATATTTTTACAATTAATGGATAAAAATAATAAAGTTAGTCATGTTTATTATAAGTTACATGATATTAATGCACTAAGAACTCTAATAAATAGAGATTCAAGAAAAAATCCCGAGTTTTATGCTGCCAAAGACTATATCTTACCAATTGCAACAGCAGAAAATGTAATGAGAGCTTATGCTAAGGCAAAAATAGAACATGATATCGCCTAAATCTATGTAAACGTTAATTTAGTTAAAGCTCCCGCAGTGTAAGCCAGTAATGATAAAATTACTATAATTATTAAATTAGCTAATTTAGCTGTTTTAAATACATCACAGTATTCTGTGAAATATAAATAAACTTCAAATATAGCTATTTTTACTAACATTCCTAAAATCACTTCAAATCCAAACAAATATCCAATAGCAAAGTTAATTGCAATATGTGATGACAAATATATCTTATTTGAAAATATATCATTATTGGGATTTGGATAGAAAAAATCGTCAAAATAAGTTAGCCCATGAATACATCTTAAAAATGTAAATGTAAATGTTGACAGTATAACTATTGTCAAATACATATAAAAATATATTGTATTCATTTTTCTTTTCTATATATATAGCATTTTATATTTATTTTTAATTACACTTTTTTTTACATATTTATCAATACTTTTATTAATGTTTTTTCTTGAATAATAAAATAATATTCCTTTACTTAATATATCTTTCTTAAAAGTATCATAAAAATCTTTGACATCACTTGCGCTTATATTATCTACCATTTTAAAGTATTCTTCATTACTTATAAATTTTTTATTATATATCATATGTGTTTTATATTCATCGTTATATGATGTTAAATCATAAAACTTTTTATTTTCATATGATACCTTATTTCTATTCTTTGTATCACTGATATCTTTATTAGTTATTTTATATGTACTTAGTATTTTTATTATTTCACTGATTAATAACGGTAAATTTTTTGCTTCACATTGTGTATATAAATAATAATAAGATGTCTTTGAATTCATGATATCTATATCAGTTGACATGCCAGCGTTATATATTAATCCTAGTTTTGTTCTTAGTATTTTATAAAATATGCCTGTTTGAAAATTGAACAATATATTTTTTAATAAACCCAAAATAATGTGTTCTTTCGACATGAACTCTATATTTTTATACACGTAAATCCTAACAATCACATTATCATTATGTTTATTTTCTACATGTATTATTTTGAATTCTTTATTATTATGTTGTAATATCGGGTATATGTTTTTACATCTATTATTTCTTTTAATTTTTCCAAAATATTTATCAATATTATTTTTTGTTTCCCTCACCTTATTTTTAGGACAAGTTATACTCAATACCATATCCTTGGAACATACTTTATCTTTTATAAATTTTTTAACATGCGATAATTTAACTGTTTTTACTGTTTTGATATGATGTTTCAAATCGCGCATATAATAATATTTAGGGTGAAAATATTTGAATATTTTATTATCAAAATCGTATTCTACGTCTGCAATATAATTATTTAATTCTTGTACTACTGCATTTTTCTCTTTTTTTGCTATATTTTTATCAATGTAAAAATTATTTATACTATTTGACATTATATCCATATAGTATTCTAGATCATTATATAACCCACTTATATACACGGACATTTCATAGCTATTAACATGAGCATTACTAAACCCCCCTCTTTTCGATATTTCATTAGATACTTTTTGTGAGCTCTTAAACTTCTTCGATGTTAGTCTACCTAATAAATGTTCGTAATAATGTGTTAATTCGGTGATTTCTTTTGATTCATGATTAAATCCAAGTAAAAAATTAGCAGATATATGTGTCAATTTAGTATCTAATGGTATTATCAAAACTTTTATCCCATTCTTCAAAGCATATTTTTTAAATTTTATATCCATATATCTATAAAAAAGAGTACATAATTTAAAAAATCTCTTGAAAATCTAAAAGTTTATAAAATCCTTAGAAAAATAAGATTATGTACTCGTTTTAGATAAATAATAAATAAGTGCTGATATATCTAAAAAGTGATATATCACAATGATATGTGGATATCAAATGATGAAAGAATTTACACCCGAAGATATCAATAAAATTATAAAAACCCGAGCAATATGTAGAAGATGGTTAGTATATAAAAACAACATTTATACATTGGTCAAAAAATTCAAAACTTTAAAATCAACATTTCATGCTGTTATTACAGGATATCATATGATTAATAAAGCACCTATCAAGGAAAGCGTATGGGAAGAAATAAATTGTGATATTGTTAAAAATATGTGTTTAATTACTGATTGTGCCAATGGTAATCATGCATCTGGAAAAGATAATAGTTTTGATAATATAAATTATTCAAATAAATCTACCAAAATAGATGGTACCAATATTAGCATATCTTCGTATCGCTTAACGAGCGTTTGCAATGATGCAAATAATGGAACCCCTTCCGAAATTTTAAAAGAAATAAAAAAAAGGAATAGTTCATTTGATTATTATTCAATATTGATTAGAAAAGAAAAAGGAAAGGGATTAATTGAGTATATGTGGTATATAATTCCAAAAGATTATTATGTATTCAATACTGATAAACTTAAACCAAAAATAGGAAAAAAAGGTAGGAAAACAAATCTAATTGTTGGTTGGGAAGCAAAATATAGCGATATTACATTTTCAATGTCTTCACAATTATGGTATAAATTTAATATAAAAGATGTAGAAAAATATAAAGTTTGTTCTACTGAAATAGATAATAGTAAATCTAAAATTGATTATTCGCAAATATTTCACTCATTTAGGCAATAGTATCTAATCTTTCATTACATAATTTAACATATTCGGCATTTATTTCAAATCCTATAAAATTGATATTTTCTTTTTTAGCTGCCACGCATTCACTTCCGGAACCCGCAAATGGTACTACACATAATGTATCATTGCCATTTTTAGATGCTTTAATCAACTTCTCGCATAACTCTAATGGTTTCTGAGTTGGATGATCAACTCTTTCTTTTTTTCCAGCACCACCTGCCAGAGCTGATATTTTAATAACATCTCTTGGAAGAGCACCATTTGTATGTGCATTATATATAGTTTCTTTTTCTCCGTTACTAAATCTGCCTTTTGTTGCTTTTCTAACCTTGCCAGCAGCATTTTTCAAAAATGTGTCTGTATATGGTTCTCTAACATCATCGCGATTAAAATGTGGTTTTTCTTTACTACAACATAATATGCTTTCATGTGTTCTTTGCCAATGATTGAGAGACGGTGTTACTTTATTGGTATAATGCCAAATAATCCACCTTACATTTATATTTATTCTTACTCTGATAAATGCTAATATTTCGCTAAAACCATAAATATATAATGTTCCTTTTGGTTTTAGAATACGAATACATTCGGCTATCCATTCATCACACCAACTAAGATATTTATCCATATCTTGTTTATCACTATCATTTCCAAAATCTTTACCAATATTATAAGGAGGATCACAAATTATAATATCAACGCTATCCGCTTTCATTTCTTTCATGCCTTTAATACAATCTTCATTTATAATAAGCTGTGTTTTTGCTTTTTCATGAACATCTTTGTTTTCATTTTCGGTTTTTAGAGATTCCATTGAATTCGTAATTATATTTATACTATTATTAGAAAATCAATTTTTGTTTTTAAGTAGGTATTTTAAAAAAGAGTACATAATTAATAAAATCTCTTGAAAATCTTAAAGTTTATAAAATCCTTAGAAAAATAAAATTATGTACTCTTTTTTAATATACTATCATTTGATATTCCATATAATTCATTATTAGATGTAAATGGAAAAAAATATAATTTACACTACCAGCATCATTAGCGCAATATATTAATAACAATGTAAAAATCTCATATATCTTAATAATATTACTTAAACTATCAACTTTCAAAACATATAATATAGTATTTAACAATTGTGAAACTATCAAAGTATTCGCACTTATACTGGTATAATATATATAATACAATTGTAATGTATATATAGTATAATAAAATCTAATATCACGAACTAATACTAAATTATCACAATTATTTTTTATGCTATCTATTTTACGGAAATAATGTATAAAGCTACTGCCAAACAAAAATACTGTATTATCGGTTAGATATGATAGATAATACAATATTAATATAAATGATATATTATTATACCCAATATAATACTCTATATCATGTACAAATTTTGTTATACTTATCATCAGATATGATAAATAACCTTTATAGATTTTATTAGATATTAGTGTAAACAAGAATAGCTTTCTAAAACTTTTATTATAATATATTGATAATATACCAAGGCTTTTACCAAAATAATATGCCCATCGCGGATAAACACAATAATGTACTTTCATAATAACTCTTAATTCATCTTGAATATTACCATTATCCGTATATATATAATGGCATTCGCGATGAAAATCAAAAGCTACTATATCACCTTTTTTAACAACTTGTTTTTCTGGCACCATATTAAAACAAGTTATTACATTGCTATTATCATCTAACCCTATAATTAATCTATAACAAGATGCAAATGGAAAAAGATAATATGGTCCATCTATATGACGCGTATAGAATATTGCATCGGATGTATTACTATCCTTAACAGACATAGGCGCCGTGACATATATTTCATTCATATCATTTAAGATATCAATACAATTTTCATTTAAATTATCTTTGAACATCTTAATGATAGTATCACTCATTGCTATTTTAGAAAAGGTTAAACAAATATCCGCTGGCAATTTACTATACCACCAATGTGTTGACTTGTCTTTGGAAGGATTTTGAGATATAACCCATTCTCTTAATTTATCCAATTTATCATATTCCAAAGTTCTTGAAGTTAAAACTCTATTCTTTTGATGTAACCATGGAAAGTAAACAAGCATCTTTTCTATAATACTATATATGAAATTATTGTTTATTTATTTTTCGCCAAAGTCTATAATTTAATATTTCTATTCTCTGGTAATACATAAGGTATCTCCAAATACTCAAATATATCTTTCTCTGATGTTATATCTGCTGTTGTATCTATGATCTTTTTATTTTTATCCTTAAAACCATACTCTGTCAATGATAGTTTCTTTTGCAAAGCTATGCGTCTCATATATATATTAAATTGATATGAACCTGTAAAGTAAAGCAATGCGAAATAATAATACGAGGGGTCTGCTATCAATATATCTATGCGTCTCGCAGGTAACGCTGGTGCTATCTTACATAGACCCATAAATTTGTTTTTACCATTTGCTAATGTTTCTATAATATAGTTTGATGATTTTAACTCATTAATTAGATTTTTAAGCTCCAAATCTGGTCTATTTTTAATTAAAATATCAATGTCGCCCATATCACTGTTTTTACGCCTATAACTACCAACTAATTCAAACTCTATATTAGAATATGTTTTATTAAATATTTTATTAATTATACTATAATGTTTTTTCCCTTCGCTCATAGGGATTCTTTGTAACATATCATCATAGTATTTTAAGCCTATTTTCTGTTTATCATTTAGCAACTCGGGTTTTGTTTTAAGTTCTTCAAATGAATTTACCTTTTTCATAATTTCTATGATTTTTACAGGTCCAACTCCATAAAGGTTTGATAGATTACGTTTTAATGAAAACGTTTTATCATTTAATGCATTTTCAACAACAATCATTTTACCTGTTTCAAAATATTCTTTGATTTTATCTTTAATTTTATCACCAATCCCTTTAATATTGCTAAAACTTTCAAAAGTATCGTGGCTATCAGTAGATAATTCAATAGAACTTATTACTTTGTTATATGCACGTGCTTTAAAAGGTTGCTTGTTTAATGTTTCATATTCTTCTAGAATTTTAAGATTTTTAATGATTTCACCCTTATGATCTATTACAGGGGTTTTAACGCCAGTATCATTAATGCATCTACCCGTCTTAGGATTTATTATTTTACCTTCTGGGCATCCGCTTTTTTCACATTTACCTGTTTCTTGATTTCTTTTTTGATTTTCTTTGCATATTTTTACGCATCTACCTGTTTTTGGATTTATTTCCTTTCCTTTATCGCAATTTTGTTGCATTGTCTCTTCTTATAAATATAAAAAATTCTATTCAATTTTTATTTAAATATGTAAAAAAATATAAACGATATAAATGTGGTATGATTGTGTATAGACACCTATTTAGTGTCAGCCGACACGGCAGTCGGTGTGAATTTTAAAAGGCGCGGGATGTAGTCGCCTCTCGAGTATCCATATACTTCTTTCATTTTTTTGCTGTTACGTAATACCTCCTTAATAAATTCCCTGAGTCGTCCAAGTCGCTCACAATCATCAATATTCAAGACCGTCTTATTTTCAACAGCAGCATCAATTTCTCCTTGAAGACTATTGATCTTATTGATGAAGTAAGCCTTTGATGCTTCTACAATAGTAGCATGATATCCCATAGATTCTTCGAGATATTCCAACTCTTTATGTTGCTTAATCAGGTCAGATTTGTACTTAGCTTCTGGTACTTGTTTGTCAAGATAGTTGACGCGCTGTTTGTCCTTCCAAACCTCGGCATTATTTATTTTGCTTTGCATCTGTCTCATTTCAACAGATTCAAGGTGGTTAACATCACGATAAAATGTGAAAAGGCTTTTCAGATACTCAATGTCTAAGACAGAGAGTATGGTATACTTTTTTGCGTACTCGATTGCTTCTTTTGTTGCCCTTTCGGCATAATCTTTCGCACTACTGTTCAACACTTCCGATGGCTTGGCTCCACAAGATTGAAGGTTGTGGGTGAGATAATATTTAGCCAATTCATCCTTACTCTTATCAATACGCTTCTTCATATCTTTATGTATCTTTGCTTCTTTAATGTAGCTAGCATTGATGGTTGTAAGAGCTCTGTATGCCTCTTCGTACTCATCTACACACTGGTTATCGTTGGGATTGCGAGGGATAGCAATGCCATTCTCGCGCATATACCTGAAATACTCTGGGTTGTGAAGGATTCCAGAAGTTTTAATCTGCATTGTCTTCCAATCAAAAGTAGTATGACACGATACACACCACATCTGATCACACCCAGACGATTTCATTATAGAAATGTTACATTTGGGGCATGGCTTGCTATCCTTTTTGATGAGTTCAGCAGTATCGATATCTTCCTGTTTGCACACATGACCATCTTGTTTGATAGTACGGCAATGCTTACAAGTCTCCTTGTCACAGATTGAACACATCCAATTCGCATCAACAAATCCGTTACATTCATTGTTTTCGCAAGGATACTTGTATTGCTTGATTGCGCGTTCCTGGACTTTAATACCCTTCAAAACTTCGATTTGCGAATAGTAGAAGCGAATACGACCTCCAATGAGACCCCTGTGTTCAAACTCTTCAAGTGATCCTGGAACAAATTTTTTCTCTTCTACTTCTTTCTCAAAGTCTTTTTCAATTGTTGAGATCGTTTCTTTAACTGCCCGAATATCCTTGCGCTTTTTGACCTCAGGCAGAGACCGCGGAACAAGGATCATCTCTTCCTTGAACACCAGTTCTTTGATGTCCGTGCGATAAAGCTTGTCAACGAATGACTTGCCAAGGAAACTAACAAGGGTAGACCTCGTAAGCTTCTTCTTGCAGTTCATGCAGTTCTTCTCTGTCTTCTGCGAGGTGTTGATATGATACTTGATACAAGTGGTACAACACTCAAACTCACAATGAGGACATTTATTGATTTGCGACTTAGGTACTTCGGAGACACAAACAAGACATTCCATCTTGGTGGTGGATGTAGAAACAGTAGTGGCCATGATAGCAGACATGTGTGTAGTAGTATAAGCTATATACGGCTATCAATTTTTTTTATACTGGTACAAATGTTTCCGGTACCTTATTTAAAAATTGATTAAATATATAGAACATTTATTAATTAATATGTTATGGAATTTAGAGGACTGGCAGTATCCATGTTATAATTTTAATAATGGTAGATGTAAGGCATTATTAAAATGGAATAATTCAAAAAATATAATATATGAAGAAACTACGAATAATATTATCCCCTGTGAGCAAAATGCTCGTAAAGAAAATTCAATTAAATCTAATAATAGTGATAAGTCCAATAATAGTGATAAAACGAAATATCATAAAAGAGATAAGAGTTTGGATATTGTAAGAAATAAATATGATGAATATGAAATTGTATTGCCATATCAAAGATATATCAAATAAACCTTTTGAAATATTCTATTGATTCGAGGAAGAATCCTTGACTACCCATTATTGACCCAGGTCTCATTATTCTAATATATGCAATTGCTTCCGCGGGTTTAAAATTTAATTTTATTATAAGCCAAATGCAAATTAATATACCTGTTCTCCCTAAACCTGCACGACAATGAATAGCGACTTTATCTGAATAATCAATATCATTGACAGCATTCATAAACTTTTTAATTATTTTTATAGACGGAACAGAATAATCATCAAAATATAAATCTAGTACATCTATTTCTTGATTTTCAAATATTTTACTATCATAATTATTATCCTTATTTAATCTAATAACCAATTTTACGTTTCTTTTTTTGAGTTCATTGCATACATCGTGGATATTTTTTTGCGAAGGACATCTCATTGCAATAAATTTATTAGCAATTATATTCATATCTCTTTGAGAAAAATCTGTTAGATATTCATAATCTTCAATATCAAAGTTATTTAATTCTTCAATATCATTTTTATATACGAAACTTATTGCTCGCAAACAATCCATTATTGAAGAATAATACCCACCCCATTCAGATATACAATCTATAAAATAGCATGGATGACCATTAAATATATGAAAAATATCAAATATAATCTTGTCAACGCATATGTTTTTTTTAATTATCAAGTAACAACCCATCATAAAAACAGCATTTAATAAATAAGCATTATTTTTATCATTTAATAAATAAATATAATAAACAATATTTCTATGTAAAAGTTGCGAGCTCTGCATTTTGTCATCAATAAAATCGCAGAAATTTATAATGCTACTAATATTCATTGGCCCGTAGTCATTTTTTTAATGGCATATATGATTCATGAAATTCCGTTGAAGTAATATAATCCTTGCTATTTTTAATAATTTTTAAAGTTTCTTCTTCATTTTTATGAATATCTAGATATAATCTATCACAAATAGGATACATAAAATAAATAAGTAATTAATATATAATATGATATATATTATTATATCATTTAACCTTTTGAATATAATATTAGTATCTTTGTTATTTATAAAATTAAATAAGGTAGCCGTAAATATTAAAAAGTTGAATTATAAAATATCAAACTACCTATCTATTCGCGATGATGCTTCTATTAAAAGTATTAGCAGAGTTGATAGTAACGAAAGTAATAATTCAAACACATGTAAGTATTTTATTGATAACATATCTAAATCTGATGATATTTTATATAGAAAGAATAAAAATATAAGTAGTGGAACATTATTTGATTTAAATACAATAAAAAAATAGAAAATTAGAAAGCGATGAGATATAACATTTAAACATAAATATTACTAATTATTATTATGACAAATTATAACAATAAATCAGATAGGCTTGCTATTGTATTAGATATTGCTAAAAAACTCAAAAATTATAAGCTAAAAAATGGCAGTACATTAAATTTATATAATCCAGAATTATGTTCTTTTATTGAAGAGTATAAAAAAATAACAAATGAATATATAAAACAAGATGAAGATGATATAAAAGACTATAAGGGCACTTTGCTATTCGAAGAAATAAATAAAAACATAGAATATATATTACCTGCTAAGAAATCTACTGCTCCATTGTTTGTGATTAGGTATTAGTCTTCAAGAATATTGATGCCTGCGAAGTTTTTGATGATATCTTTATCTTCGTTAATAGGCTCGCGATATTTATCATTACCCAGCTGTTTGCCATTATGCTTAGCTACGATATTCTTAGCACATTCTTCCATTTTCTTGCAGATTGTGCTATTTATCCTAGAACAGAATACCTGAGTTTTAATGGGATTATCTACCCAACTCTTAATACGCCCAGTAATACGACCGAATAACTGATATAGATTATCATTGGTGATTTTACTATATCCAAGGATGGCAGTTGTAAAAGCACCAAGGTCCTTTGAAACGAGCGTCTGTCCCATCCCCACACAAAGATATCCCGTAACAACTAATGGTCTATTGAATATCATGTTTTCGTGAAGGTGTAATGCTATTAAGTCGCCTAATTCTCCTGATTTGAGGACCAAATCAATCTTTGCGATTTTGCCTTCTTTATCAAGATAGCAAATATTTTTTTCAACCCCGTTTAGTATTACTACTACTGTATCGGGATTTACACGCATGACCATTGAACGAATCATGTTGTGAGTTTTGCGTTTACGCGTAGCTGGAATAAAACTGCGAGAACCTTCGGCTAAGATTTCCGGATTCTTGTAAATTATCTCTTCGGCATATTTGATGTTGTATAGCTCATTATAATAAAGGTCTTCTTCATTTGAATCATCTTCTAGAACAAACTTGGAGTGATAAAATGCCATATCTTCCCAACCAACATAGTTCTTTTCGTTATGTTCTGCTATGTTGATAATAGTGATTTTGCTCCAATAGTCATCTAGGTCTTCGTTTGATTTATTCCAGAGAACATCAGGAGTAGCTGTCATTGCCATGATACCGTGGACAATATCATAATCATCCATCTTCTCAATATTTCCGCGGATATCGGCCTTCTTAGACTTGATATACTTGTGGAGCTCGTCAAAATACACGAAGCTACGCGTGATAGCTGTTTCGTTGTTGTTGAGGAACTCCATGTATTTGAAGCAGTCATCGAAACGCCTGTAATTACTGCATGCCACAATAATTTTTGGCATTTTGGCCGGGTCCTTGGAAAAGCTGATAAGCTTACAGAGACTATCAATGTGAGTTAAATCTCCTTTATAGGTAGAAGCGAAAATAGCAACCGAATTTTCACCATGTTCCGCTTTAATATCACTAAGTCTGTTCGCGAACTGTTTATTGTTGAGGAGAGTGTTCATGGTGAGAACAAAGTGAACACTCCTGCCTTTCGTGGGATCGTGCTTAATTTCCTCTAAGATTTTGTTGATGGTAACAAAGGTCTTTCCCATCTGGGTAGGGAGGATGCAAAGCTTGAACTTGTTCTGTTCAGTCATACTTGAAAGTGTGATACCCGTGTATACACCCGAGTAGCTATCAATTTTTAAAAAAATCAGAACAAATCTGTTCAGGGATAGCTTGACTAAACCAGAATCTATATGAAAATTAAATATTATATCTATCTATATATTAGAGAAATAGCTAACAATGCCAAAGAAAGGTAATGTTAAAAAAAATGTAAGTAAAAAAGTCAAAAAGCTAAACAACAAAAAGGGGGGGTTTGGCTGGAAAAGTCTTATTCCTTTTCGGAATAGCAGTGCTGCGGTAGTACCAAGTGAGGCTGCGGCAAAGAAGCAAGAAATAACACTAGAATTAAGTAAAAAAATATTGAATTTGCTTTTTAATTCACAACAGTGCCTAAAACTATCCACTTACATAATAACTTTTTTAGAAGATATTATGGAAAAGCATTCTTTTAAAGAAGTAACATATAAAACCAGTACCGATAGTACCGATACTGTTAATATAATGCATAACATATCTAAGGATGAAGCATTCAGGCTCGTACCACAATCAATACTAAATTGTAGTAAATTCAATCGTGAAAAGTTACAATCTATAAAGCAATCACAAAAACATAGTTTTGCAATAATTAAAACGTTCGCGGTACCACTGCCTCTTCACTACCGCGGTAGTGAAGAGGCAGCAATAAAGATTGTATTTCCAAAATCCTTAACATTTACATTTGTTAAGGATATTGGAAGTAAAATACCTGATGATGAATTAAAAATAATAAATGAGAAGATGAATGAATTTTTAAAAAATATAGAAACTCAGCTTTCTCCTGATGAAGAAAATTCGGACTTTGAAGAAGAACAAGCTGATATCCCAGCAGAAAAAGATAATGAACTCGGAGAAGTTCAAATATGGTTTTTTGGTATTTTAAAATTGAAATACCCTAATATTGAAATACCAGAAAACGATATTGGTATTTTAAAATTGAAATACCCTAATATTGAAAAGATGGAAGATAAAATAATACTAGAAACTAGTAGGCGTGGGCCGCTTTTTAATTTTTTAAAAACTTTAAAAGAAGGTTTAAATGCAGGACAAGAAGGTGGCAAAAAACATTCAAAACGAGAAGTTCTAGGTAAAATTATGGTAATCTATAAAATAAATGGGGACCGCAAGGAATATGTTAGACATAAAGGTAAGCTAATTACAGTAAAGGATTATAAAGAATTAATGAAAGCAAAAAAAGCAAAAAAGCCAACTAAACTAAGTAAAAAAAATAATCATTACCCCCCCTAATTCTTTATTTTGAGTACATAATTTTTATTTTTCTATAATTTTATAAACTTTTATAATTTCTATTCCTTTTTTAAATTATGTACTCTTTTTTATATAGAAGTATACATAATAATATTAGAACAATTGGTAATAAAAGTAGCCATGCTATGTAGCATTATTGTGACAGTCTTAAAGAAACTAATATTTGTATGATTTATATATGGATTAAGATTCCATGATAATATAGCAAATGCAAAGTATATTAAAGATACAGCTAATACTGTAAAGTATCGACGGAATTTTTGTAAATCCATATTGTAATATGCATAAAAAATAGAATAATACATTGCCAGTTGTACAACAACAATGTCAATATACATACGCCATTTTTCTTCTGGTTTTGACCAAAATAATATAGAAGTTATAAAAACGGATATTGCAGGTATACTTGCATAATATTTGCCTAAATATATAGCGGTAAGAAAGCTAAATAAAGCTAGAAAACTAACAGCTATCATAATTATATATAAAAAGAATATAATATAATATATAAAAATGAGGTCACAAATTATATATTCGTTACTATTCTTAGTAAATATTGTACATGGATTTACATCTGTAAATACTCTAAGTGGTTTAAATACAATTAAAATCAGGAAAACTATAAGTAGTTATAATAAAATGGCAATTGAGAATGGCGAATATAAGACACCGAGGCGATATGTTTTATTGTATGGAACAACAGCATCATTATGTATTTTAAACTTATTTCAAACAATTAAGTATCCGCAAAATAACTTGAAAATTTTAGAAAATGTGCAAAATAGATTGTTTAAAGATGCCACGCCATCAATCTGTTATATTAGTACCGAATATGGCAGTATGGCCGATAAATATAATTTAAATAAAGATGATTTGCCGAAAGGAGTAGGTTCGGGATTTGTATGGGATGATTCTGGGCATATTATTACAAATTTTCATGTTATTAATAAAGTTGATAGTGCAATTGTAACTATAACAGATAAAGATAATAATAAAAAGGAGTATAAAGCTAAATTAACGGGCGTAGATCCAGATACTGATTTGGCTGTTCTCAAAATTGACTTAAAAGACAATGAAAAGCTTAAATCTATTAAATATAATAAAGATGTCAACCCAGTAATAGGACAATTTGCATTTGCAATTGGTAATCCATTTGGTCAAGATCATACATTGACGACGGGTATTGTTTCTGGAACTAATCGTGAAATTACAGCACCGACTGGTAGAAAAATCAATGGAATTATTCAAACAGATGCAGCAATTAATCCTGGAAATAGCGGAGGTCCTCTATTAAATAGCGATGGTGAAATTATTGGAATTAATACAGCATCACTTGGAATGGGCGTATCGGCTGGAATAGGATTTGCCATTCCAATACAAAGAGCCGTAAAATCTATTAAAGATATTATTGATACTGGATTTGTAAAACGCGCTATTTTGGGAATCTCTTATATGGAACGCAACCCAACAATTGTAGAGTCTGAGAAAAGTGGTGTGCCGATTATTGATAAAGGAGTATTAGTATTAGATGTTCCAGAAGATTCTCCTGCTTTTGAAGCGGGTATTCATGGAGTAACAAGAAATGATAAAACAAAAAGGGTAGAACAAGTCGGTGATATTATTATAGAGATTGATAATAAGGCCATAAATAGCCCGAATGATCTAAATAAAATTCTAAAAGATTATAAGCCTGATGATATTGTTGATGTTAAATATATTAGAAATAAAGAAGAAAATACAACAAAACTAAAACTAGGAAGTTATAAAGGAACTACATTTACACAATTGGAGAACGAACGTGGAAATGAGTTTGCAAAAAAAGAAGGAAAAGAAGTTAATATTCCCCTTAAAAACTTGGAACCTAAAATAGAGCCTAAATTAAATTGATACAATAATCTAAGATCCCTACTCTCATATAATCAAAGAAATATTTGGGTTTACATCTATCATATCCGTCTTTGTATATAGCTTCATGGGAATAATACTTTTTAATTGATTCCACGATATTTCCAATACATGAAATATAATACTGCCTTTTTTTCCTATTAAAATCATTTAGTTTTTTAACGACACAATTTATATAATGAACATAAATATATAACATAGTTAATTTGATAAATATTGTTGTATTGTGATAACAATCGATATCGATAGTATGTTTTATTTTTTTAACAATATCATTAATACCAATTCTATATGTATAATTAAATTCTAAATTTTCTAAATTTTGAATAACATCAATATATTTCTTATTGTTCAAGAATATATTTATGGAATATAACTCAAAATGTGATATAATATAATTATAGCGATAATTAACAATATTGCTAGAGTATTTACCAACGTCGTTAAATATTGGTGTATTAAACTCTCTAAAATTTGTTAGATTTGAATCATATACTATATATTTATAATAGTCTTTAAAGACATCTATATTTTTTTTTAAATCAAAATAATATTGTTTGCATTTAGATATAAAAGTCCCCTTAGATACTTTATGTCCATATTTCATAAAGAATAATTTATCGTAAAAGTTATAAGTAATTTCGTCAGATTTATTATTGTGTTCGTAAAAGAAATGATTATATATTATTTCAGTATTCTTGATTTTATTATATGTGATATCATTAACATTATTTGGGACGGGAATAATATGTGTATTAAAATAATACTTTAAATTGGAAATTGTATAATAACTATCGCTAATTATGAGTTCAAATGATTTTTTATTTAATTGATTGAATGTTCTCAATAATATTGAGTTTGAAGTTTTTAATAAATAAAGTAATTCATTATAATAATCTTTGCAAGTCAAGGCAAGATTTATAATATTTTCTAAATTATCCAAGTTAATAGTTATGTGCTGCAATGCCAAGATATCAAAATCTTTTAAGGAAATATTATGATACATATTTTAATAATTTATAAAAAAAAATCAATTTTTATTTTGGTAACAAATAGCAACTATCAATTAACACTTTTTCATCAATTTTTTTGAACACCCAACGATATATTACATAACACATATTATTATTATTATTATTATTATTACTTTCGGGATAATACATATCGTTAAATTGAATACTGTTATAAATCATAGTTTTATAATCTGCCTCTACTTTTACATCAGCACTATAATAAGATATGTTAAAATCTGTATCAAAATAATAATTATCATTGTAATCTAGGATACTATAATCGTGAAATTTAGCTAAAAGAATACCATACTTACTATTATTAAATGTTTCAATTAGTTTATCAGTGCGCTGGGACTTAATAGGATTTGATTGCGCGCAATATAATTTTAGATTCCCCATTGAATCAATAGGATTATTATTTTTAAAACTGGTTAAAACATTATCTAAAACTTGCTTAATTTGTTTATCTTCATTTTTATAAATTTCTGATGTATTTTTTGAACCGTTTTCAATATTGTCTTTTTTTCCTAGTTCGGGTAAATTAAATGCTTCTTTTTGTGCATCTATAATTTCAATAATACGATTTGCTTCCTCTCTCAATACGTCGATACTTTTCTCCTCCGCGCAAGCAGGGCTAATAAATAACGGGCTAATGATAAATGGTATATATTTAAAACAATCTCTTCTTTTCAAGTTAATGGCCGGTTTACATTTTTTATCATTGCTAAATAATTGCATATTTGATGTAAAACCATAAGTACAATTTACTAACAATAAACTAAGAACAATATTCTTTAACATTTATATTATAAATAAAAATAAGTTTTATATATATTTACATAATATCATAAGATCGTAATTGCCCAATATCATATTCTTCTTTCACATCTATTTTGAGATTTTTGAGCATACTATTATAATCATCTCCACTAACTTCATTTCCCGATGGAAAAATCACGCCTTTAACAGGATTTTTAAGCATTTTATCAATTGATAAAGGTTCATTATCATTTTTGTAGTCTTCTCCAAAAAAACATTCCTTAACACTCTTTCCCATTTCTTTGCATGTTTTGAGCGATTTAAACATATCCACGGGCTGTGCGGTATCCTTATAATAAACTTCAAATGTTTTCTTAGCTCCGTTATTTGTATCAGCCGCAGCAACAAGAACATCAGCTAAATCCATTCGTGAAATTATCCCACTCTTGGATACTCCTTGATTAAATTCTACTTCTTTTACACCTCTGCGCTCACCCGGCGATAACATACCCGGTCTAACAATTGTATAAGTCATATCACTTGGGGTATTTTCATATAATATACGTACGCGCTCTTCCCCCACTTGTTTTTTAAAGCAACTATCACAGCTTGCAAATCCTCGGTCAATGGCTTCTCCATAGTCTTCCTTGCCTTTTTGGCATTTTGCACAAATAGACGAAACAATAACCAATCGTTTGACACCACAGCTAATGGCTTCTTTTGCTACATTTACCAAACCAATATCTTCAACATTATAACTTGGCTCAGCAACTGCCCCATCATCTTCATTTTTTTTCATATCATCATAGCTTTTTGTCCCGGGCGTACCTGTTAGTTTTACTTTTGGACGCGATGCAGCACAATAAATAACCGAATCAGCTTTTTTCATAATATTTTTTAAACTATCTTCATTTATTACATCGGCGATAGCGGAAGTAACCTTATTTTTATCTTTAATATTATCAATAACTAATGTGTTAATCTTAGCATGTTCTCTATCAACAATATTAACTTTACGTCGCGTAACAGCTACGACATCAAAACCTTTTTCTAATAGAGCTCTAACAGTATCACCGCCAGTATATCCAGAAGCTCCAAAAACAACAGCTCTTTTTGGAATAGCGTTGGCCTTCGCGGGATTTGTCAAAATAGTTAATGCAGTATATGAAGCTGGCGGAGCTAATTTAATGAAATTTCGCCTACTAACATCATTTGAAAATCTGGATTTTAATTTGGTAATATCAGGTGTGTATCTTTCTACTTTATTATAATTAATAGTATTAATCTGTGTAAAAGCATATCCGTATACAGAAAGTGATAATAATATAATTTGTTTAAGCATTTTATTTATTATAATAATATATTTTTATATATAAAACTATTAATTAATTATCATATAATTATGATAAATATTGCTTTTTGGTCTAATCAATTGGGGGAAAGAGGAACAGAAATAGCAATGTATGATTATGCATATTATAATCAAACAATATTGAAAAATAAGTCATATATATTTTATGAAAAAAATAACGAAAATAATAATGTGGATGTTATCAATAAGTTTGCTAGAAATTTTCAGATTGTTGGCGTTGATAATTTCAGCAATGTGGACAATTATCTTATTGAAAAAAACATTAAAATAATTTATATTATAAAATCTGGCCATAATGATGGTAGATTAAGTAATGTAGCAAAAAATATTATTCATTGCGTATTTACATGTAATGAACCTCATGGAGAGGTATATTGTGCTGTATCGGATTGGGTCAAGAATAATAAAAGGGGTAATATAAATGCCAATAAAATTTTAACATTACCGCATATAGTATCATTGCCAGAACATAATAAAAATATGCGAGAAGAATTGAATATACCAGTTGATGCGAAAGTATTTGGTAGACATGGGGGTTATAATACTTTTAATATCAATGTGGTTAAAAACGCGGTATATGAAATTGCTTTAAATAACAAAGATATATATTTTTTATTTTTAAATACCGAAAAGTTCTGTGAAAAATTGCCTAATATTATACATTTGGGCGTAATCATAGATTTAGATGATAAAAGAAAATTCATAAATACATGCGATGGAATGTTATGGGCGCGGTCAGACGGAGAAACCTTTGGGTTATCAATCGGTGAATTTTCAATATGTAATAAACCGATAATAGCTTGTAAAACAGGAGATTTAGCTCATGTTGAAATATTAAAAGATAAAGGTATGTGGTACAAAAATATACAAGAATTAAAAAATTTAATTATAAATTTTAAAATAGATAAAACAGTTGATTATAATTTATATAGAGATTATGAGCCTGAAAGAATAATGAAGATTTTTGAGAACATAATTTCGTATTTAAAATAATATTTATGTTTATACTGTATAGAATATACTATAACATGTATGTCAAAGGTGAAAAAGAAAATGTATGTGGTAAAGATAAAACAATTTATACTTTAAATGGAGAAAAATTTATAAAGCAAATAGGAAAAAAAGGTGACGTTTACGTATCTCTTGAAAAATATATTAAAAAAAAGAAAGAGAAAGGAGAATGTTTAAATCCTATTGTTAATAAGAGATTAGCGGTTTTAAACAGAATATTTAAGAAAAGCTCATCGGTAAAACCAGTAGTTAGCAGAAGTTCGTCACAACGTAGAGCCAGTGCAGCGCGTAGAGCCAGCGCAGCGCGTAGAGCCAGTTCGTCAAGACGTAGAGCAAGCGCAGCGCGTAGAGCCAGTTCGTCAAGACGTAGAGCAAGCGCAGCGCGTAGAGCCAGTGCAGCACGTAGAGCCAGTTCGTCACGACGTAGAGCCAGCGCAGCACGTAGAGCAAGCGCAGCGCGTAGAGCCAGTTCGTCAAGACGTAGAGCTAATGCTGCGCGTATAACTAGTTCTTCATTTAAATTATCAAATGGTCTCGTTAGGTCACCTTTAATAGTACGACCAGTGAGAAGATTTACATTATCTAATTCAAAAAAATCAAAGAATAGTGCTATCTCAGGTAAAAAACCATGCAAAAAAGATTGCGTAAAGGATGATAAAATATGTAATTTTACAAGTGGAAGATGCGTTAAACCCAAAAAAGAGAAAAATGTAATTGTGAAAAAAGTACCATTTGATAAAATAGGCGTAAGACCTTGTAAACAAGATTGTACAGCTATAAATAAGATATGCAAAATAAGTTCAAGAAGATGTGTTAACCCTCCTAAACAAAAACCTATTATAACTGGAAAAAATATAAAACCTTGTAAAAAAGATTGTGTAGAGGATAAAAAAATATGTAATTTTGCAAGTGGGAGATGTATTAAACAAAAAAATTGATATATATTAATATTATAAATAAATATAATAATGAAATTAAATACACTGTACGATGAACTAAAAGATATTATTGTTAATAAAAACAATGATTATATTAAAATGATGAATTTTGAATCATCAACTCCTAGATCATTAGTAGCGGCATTTGATGGGATATATAATACATTATCAATAATCAATTGTAATAATAAATACAATATTACAATTGAAGAATATGTTAATAAGCCAACTGTTAAAAAAATAATTTTAAAAAATAATAATAATAATATAATTATTAATAATACATTGGATTATGATAAAAAGAGATTTACAATAACTGCCATATATAGCAATAATATCATATCTACTTATTAGATAATAAATATATAAATATATAAATATATATAATGGATCAAATTATAGAAGTTCAATCTGATACAATGGATATATGTAATAGTGGGGATGAAGACATTGTAAATACAAATCATGAACATACACCTAATATAGTTGTCAAAGATCTTGAAGATAAAGTGAGAGGCGCCATGTCTAAAATGCATGAAATTATTGCCAAAAAAGAAAAAGAAGAAGAGTCCTTGAATTTATTAAAAAAAGAAGTTGAAATAATAAAAAGAGATGAATTAGAGTCTCTTAAAAATTCTAAAAAGATATTGGATAATAGATTAATGAAATGTCTTGATGAGCAAACTAAAAATATAATAATCGCTCGTAGATCATACCATAGTATAAATAATCAATATTGGTGGTCGTCTATTTTTATTTTGATATTTTCTTCAACAATTACATTTATAGAAGCAGTAAGATTGATAATAGAAAATACTGAGAGCAAAAAGATAAAGGTGCTAACATATGCAATAAGTATATCTTCTATGTTTATTGGGATATTGATAACAATAATAACGGGTTATATAAAGTTCAACGACTATCAAAATAAATTGGAAATAATTAGTAGCCGTTTATCATTATTATTACAATATCAAAAGAAATTTGAAGTGATTAAGTTTCAATTGTCAACATATTCCTTACCAAAAAATAAGGAAAATAACGAATTGGTTCAATGTAGAAAACATAATTGTATTACAAAAGAAATTTTAAAAGATTTCAGTAATAATCTTAATAAATTAGAAGAAGATATTCAAAATAACGAATTATTGAAGTATATTACTGATAAAAACGAAATTAGATATTACAGAGAATATGTTGATACATATATTAAAGATATTATGTACAATAATTACATAAAAACGTTAACATCATACGTAGATAAGAATGATAACGATGGAATAGATACTGATGAAGAGATAGAAAAGAAAAATCAAATATTAGAAAGAATAACAACCATAGCTAATAATAAAAATAATAAAGATATAAAAGAAATAATAGATTACAATATTTTCAAAGATATAAAAGATTTAAATGAATTAAAAGAGAGAAAAGAATTAAGTGAAAAAGAGAAAAGATATAGTGTATAAATATAGAATATGTCTGAAAACAACGAAGAATTGGATTTATTAAAAGAGTTAAGCAAAATATTAGAAGATATACAGCAGTATACAATGATGTGTCAAGGAGGTAGATAAAGAAAATAAAACGAGCGATATTGATAATTCATATTTTTTATATATAATAATTATATAGAAATGTCTAGTAATACAGAAGAGCTTGATTTACTTAAAGAATTAGGTAAAATATTAGATGATATACATGATTTTGCCAATAATAATATCGCAAAACCAGTAAATAAATTTACAGATGAAAATATTAAAAAACCATTGAAAAACAACTTAAATATAAATATATAGTAATTTACAGAGAATAGTTGAGGATTTTATCATCATACATTTTTTTTATTACAGCATGCATATTTATTACATCATATTTAGAATTGTGTGCATTTTCTAGTTCCTTATCAAATGCGAATTTATATATTTCTTTTAAAGAAGGGTTTTTATGTCTACCATATTGATTAATAATTTTTAGAATACCCTTACAATGCTTCATTGTACACAATAGCTCTTTTTTATTAATTTCTTCAATAATATGCATTTTATCGCGTCTATATAATTCTGATTTAATTACATTAATATCAAAAGCTATATTATGTGCAACAATATGTGTTACTGATTTTAGATTTTCATAGAATATATCAAAAGCTTTATCGAAATCAATCCCCTTATCAATTGATATTTCATTAGTAATACCGTGAAACTGTGAATTGGCGATATCAAATTTCTCTTTTTTAATTATATAATCGTGTATTTCTAATTCATTAAATTTATTATCTGTTATCATATATGATAGTTGGACTATACGAGCTGAATCATAACGATTAAGAAGCGTATAACAAGGATATTCACCCCATTTTAAATTTAAATTTTTAGTAACAGGTAGTCCAATTGTTTCAGTATCAATAAATAAAGCCATTTTTATAATTATAATTATAAATATCTTATATCAATTTTTAATAATATTTGATAGTACATTATTATAAAAGTAATCTACGAGAGTTTCCCATCTATAATTTTTAAGGATATTTTCTCTACCATTTTCTCCGTGTTTTTTTGCTAAGTTAGGATCACTAAAATATGTCCAAAAACCATTTGCAAAATCATGCGGGTCTGTTAATTCAGCTTTGCCGCCAATACCGTTAGATTTATTGTCTAAATAATAATAAAATTTAGGTTGGACTGGTATAGAATTATCTTTTGATAAATATTCTCTAATGCCACCGACATAAGAGGATACCTGTGGTTTCCCGAGACCCAAACACTCAAATACAGTTAATTCGTACCCCCCGCCATTACAATTATTGCAACCAACGTCACAAGAATTATATAATATATTTATTTCTCTATCTGATAGTTGTTGAGGCGTTTGTACTTCTACAATAGTTGATTTTACATATTCTAGTGGTACATTTCTAAATTTGACTTCATTTTCCAAGACATCCCATAAATTCCAATAAGCATCTATTGATGTCCCAACTATAAGTTTTACTGGTCTTTTTGTATATTCATTTGTAATTAAATCCTTACAATTTTCAATATTAGCTTTATAATGCATTTCAACAAATTCAACCCAAGCAATTATTGTATGATCCCAGCATTTTCTAGGTTGATTTCTATTTAAATTTAATACCATAAAATCATCATCATTATATTTAAAATATGTCCTGGCAATACTTTTTGGTATAGGATAATAAGAGTTTGTATCAAATCCGTGTGGAAAAGTATAAATAGGTAAGTCATTTTTAATTCCCAATTTTCTGGCAATATCCTGCCAATAGGGTGTAAAAGCAATTATAGCATCAAAATGTTTATTTAATAATTCAATATATGCTTTTTTTTGATAAGGGTATACTTGGTCCATGTATGAAACAAGTTTAAAGTTTTTTCTTTGGCTATTACATTCATTAATAATAGTACTTGTTAATGCTGTTGTAATCATATTATCGTTAAATATTATGATTATATCTTGTGGATTTTTTTTGATATAATCGCCAATTTCTTTTTCCCCAAATCCACTTCGTTTAGGATTTTCTGTTGCCATTGCATCATGTATCTTGACATTTTTTGGAATATTATCACGTAGACCTTTACCATTTGTATTAGCAACATTTTGAAAACCGTAAATAGTTAAATCAATATCTTTATATTCGCCTAAATATTTTGCAATATAATATACGACCTTTGAATAACCGTTACTTGTACCAATAGGATAAGTCCCACATAACATAACTCGTGTTTTGTTTTTCTCTGGTGGAGTCCACCAGTTAATAGATTTCTTTTCGGTTTCTTCGCCAACAATTATAGTATTATTAATAAGATCCGATAAATTAACTGTCATTATTAAATCATAATTATACTATAAATCTTATATATCATTTAAAAATTAAATATTTTGCTGCGCCATATGTTGAGGTATATGACTTTGCATATGATTATAATTAAAAGGGCTCGTTTGTTGATGTGGTTGAGGTAAATTCATAGAATACATCTTATTATTAATATATGGTTCCAACATATGTGTGGTTTTTTTCATGCCGATTTGAATAGATAATTCAACTAAATAATCACACAATAATATAATTATTCCTCCTATAAATAGTATTATAAAAACATTGATTATCAAATTAATATTATTCTGCGCTTTTTTATTTTCTTCAATACTTTTTGATAATATAACTTCTCTTTTTTTAAGTTCCTCTATTTCTTTTTCTAATATACTCGTCCTATTATCAGCTTTTTGTGGCTCATTATATCCGCCAGACCCCATTGTGTTAGAAAACTTCATTTGATTAAAAAAAGCATTTTTTTCATCGCCATCAATTTTTAATTCTAATGCTTTTAAATATTGGAGTGCATCGGAAGCCTTTTTCCTTTCTTCTGGGCTAAGATTAAAATCAGAAGAATTTAATAAATTGTTGCCATTTTTTAAAACCGTACTCGTATATTCATTTGTATTATTATTTGTATAAGATACACTATTATTATTTGGCATATAATTAGCTAATTTATTATTAGGATTATATTTAACCTCGTCGTTTAAGTTATTAATATCAAAATATTGTTCTAAATCTTCGTCATAATAAGGCATAATATTGTTATTTGAAGTCATATTAGACATATTGATATCTTTTGGTGAATTAAAATTCTCTTCGGTATAAACTTTCATCGCATCATTGAATTCTTTTTTACAATCACCTGTTATAGGTATTGTATATATTGGTGATTGTAATGGAGCACAATTTTTACTTGCATTTTTAATATATTCTTCATAATCTTGTATTTTTTCACTAGATGCAGATAATTTACTCATTTCAATATTTGAGGGCCCCTTACTTAAATTACTTTCTTGGAAGTCTGGTGGTCTATCTTTTTTCTTTTTCTTTATTTTATCAAAACCATCTAAATTATATGCCTCTTGTAATGTTGAATACTGCATTCTCTTTTTTAAGATATTCTCTATTATACAAAAAGGAAAGAAAAACACAAAAAAAATATTTATATAATATAATTGTAAAGAGGGAATATGAATGAGTTTGAATTCGATGATATTCTTTACACTATATTAAAAGGGATTATATCGGGTTTTCTAATAGCGTATTTAATAATATTGGGGTTAAGACCATCAGCAGAATATCCAGATAATATTATAGAAGTAATAGATAATCCGTGGATATTCGTAGTATTGATCTTAATAAATTTCTATGCTATGCAATGGGATTTAACAATAGGTCTTCTATTATTATTATCAATAATTGCTTTACTGTTAGATGTAATTATATTTACAGAAGGCGCAGTCTTTAATAGTGATATCAATATTGAACAATTCAAGGAGAAAGAAGATTTAAAAGATGATGATGACGATGAAGATAAAAAAGAAGATAAAAAAGAAGATAAAAAAGAAAATAAAAAAGAAAATAAAAAAGAAAATAAAAAAGAAAATAAAAAAGAAAATAAAAAAGAAGATAAAAAAGAAGATAAAAAAGAAGATAAAAAAGAAGATAAAAAAGAAGATAAAAATAAAGTTAAATCACTAATGGAACTATTAGATGATAATAATTTTACAAATAATGTTGTAGGTATAGTAAGTACTATCATCAATACAAAAGAATTTAAAGGATTTACTAATGAATAAATTTACTTATAATAAGTAGAATATGTTAGCAAATATAGAAGGTATAGAACCGTTGTCTATCATGTTTTTAATATTAGTACAATTTGGTGGAAGATATCTCAAAATAGAGCTTACACAAGCACAACAAAAAATAATAAACAATGCTATATTTCAAACAATATTGTTATTTTCAATAATTTTTATGGCAACTAAAAGCTTGGCAAAAAGTGTTATTATAGTTTCATTATTATATATATTTATAAATGTATTATTT